GTCCTTTCTTTAGAAATATTGAATAAACCTATTATACAACAAATTGAATTAACAGACGCATTTAAATTTGAACAGGAGATAAACCGTGAGTTCGGAAGAAACCAAAACTTTCAGCTTGAGCTTATCCAGCTCGGCACTTCTCAAGATGATTTTGATCGTATTACCGATCATAGCTGGAGGAGCTTACGCAGGCATAACTTTTTACAACAAGATGGTTTCGGCAATTGAGGCTGTAGATACTTTAGATTTAGCACCTATAGAATCAAGACTTAATGGTTTAGAGATACAGATTAAAGCTATTAATGAGAGACAATATCAATTATCAGAGTCTATTATGAAAGCTAGTGAGAAGTCATCTGATGCTATTGCTAACTCTCGTGAAACATCTGCTATGGTAGGTGGATTAAGAAAAGAATTAGAGGCTACTGTTAATGCTATGGATGACAAACTTAACACTCTTAAACGTTCTAGCATGAATCCATTATCAAAATGACATTTATTACGGAAGATAATATAGCTGCACTCTATGCTGCTTTTGTACATTTTCCTCCATTTGATAATTATAAATTCCCACCACCTTCTAAAGTTGATTTTGTTATTGTAAATAATATTGATTTATATGGAGAATATCAGCCATGTGAATCTGGTGATCCACATATTATTACAATTAGCAAAGGTAAATGTAGCCATATAGATACGGTAATTAAAACCCTTATGCACGAAATGATACATATGGCTTTATATTTAGATGCACCTAGAAGTGATTATCATTCTCATAAAGGTAGATTTAGTAAATTACAAAAACAAGTAGCCAAAATATATGGCTTTGATCCAAAGGAGTTATAAGTGTTCGCATTATTATCATCAGTATTAGGATTTGCTACAGCAGGTCTCCCAAGCATTTTAGGTTTCTTTCAGCAAAAGGGCGACCAAAAACATGAACGTGAAATGGCTATGTTACAAAATGAACAAGCTATGCGTATGGCACAAGCTGGGTTTGTATCACAAGAGAAAATTGCTGCTATTGAGTTAGAGCAAACTAATGCTGAAACATATGCACAAGAACGTCAAGCATTGTATGAACATGATGCTAAACTTGTAGAGCAATCATCACAATGGGTTAAAACTCTTAACGCTTGTGTAAGACCAATTATTGCATTTACATTTGTATCATTACTTGTATTTGTTGATGTAGCAGGATTCTGGTGGGCAGTACATTCAGGTGCAGACTTTGGAACTTCTATGGACATTATATTTAGTTCAGAAGAAATGTCTATTGTAGGTTCAATTATTGGTTTCTATTTTGGATCTAGAACTTGGGAAAAGAAATAAGTGAAAGTATCACAACGTGCAATCACTCTTATTAAACATCATGAAGGTGTGCGTAATAAGCCCTATCGTTGTCCTGCTGGGCTTTGGACTGTTGGTGTTGGTCATCTTATCGGGGATGGTAAATCGCTTCCTTCAGATTGGAATAGAACTTTTACACAAGAGGAAATAGATGCCTTACTTAAACGAGATTTATCACGCTTCGAGTTGGGAATACATAAGATGCTACCTAACGTGCCTCTTCGACAACATGAGTTTGACGCTCTTGTCAGTTTTTGCTTTAATTTGGGTCTTGGATGCTTTCAGCGTTCAACCATCCGTCAAGCGTTGCTTCGTGGCGATAAAGAAGCAGCTATGGAGTCGTTAGTTAAATATTGCAAAGCTGGTGGAAAAATATTAAAAGGCTTACAAAACAGAAGATTAGATGAAAGACGACTTTTTCTTGGTGTATAATAAGTAATCTAAACACTAGAGAACCCTATGAAAATCTTAATGATTGATATAGAAGTATCCCCAAATACAGCTCATGTCTGGGGAATATACGACCAGAATATATCTATAAACCAGCTTTTAGAGTCATCCTACACACTATGTTATGCAGCTAAATGGTATGGTGATACAAAGATTATGTTCGACTCTGTACAAAAGTCTGGCAAAAAGAAAATGTTACAATCTGTGCATAAGCTTTTAGATGAAGCTGATGCAGTAGTTCATTACAATGGCTCTAGGTTTGATATACCTATCTTACAAAAAGAATTTTTATTAGAAGGTATGCCTCCTCCAGCACCTGCTAAACAGATAGATTTATTACAAGTAGCAAGAAGACAATTTAGATTTGTTTCTAACAAACTAGATTATGTATCACAGGCTTTAGGATTAGGAAGTAAGACTGAACATGAAGGTCATACATTGTGGGTTAAATGTATGAATAATGATCGTAAGGCTTGGAAAACTATGGAAGAATACAACAAGAATGACGTTGTGCTTCTAGAGAAAGTCTATGATAAGTTTAAAGCATGGATTAAATCACATCCTAATCACAATGCGTATAACGCAAATACAGTATGTCCAAATTGCGGATCACGCAAATTAAATAAACGTGGTACTCAAGTTAGTTTGTCTAGAGTTTATCAACGCTTTCAATGTCAAGGATGCGGCTCATGGAGCAGGTCAGTGAAGTCAGAAAAAGTTACAAAAGAATCAGTTATCAGCATATAAGGAAAATTATGAACATTCAACAATTATGTGAGCATATGGTTGGAAAACAGATCGTAGAAGCAGAAGCTTACTACGGTGAAGACGTGCTTATTATAATGTTAGATGACGGAAGCCACATCGAAATCAGTGGTGATGGGCTTTCCGTTTATTCAGAAGTACCAGAATTAGACGATTAGTCGTCTACCATCTCCAGTCTTTGTAATTGAGCAGTAATCTCTGGTGGATTAATAGCCTCTTCATCTCTCATAACTTCTATCAATCTATTTTTATACCATTCAGATTTTTCTAAATCTTCTTCTGGATTATTCTTGAAAGGATATCTTAAATCATATTTAAGTTTTGATCCT